ATTCTCTGTGGTATCGGCATGCTTTATTTTCAGGACTTGATGCCTGAAAAAATAGGCTCTGCGACAACGTTATATGCAAATACTTCACGCGTCGGCTGGATTATCGCCGGCTGAAGCGGCGCACGAAAAGCGCGAAAGCGTTTCAAATAAAATACGAAAACTCAAACTTTCGCGCTTCAATTGAGACAGTTGTTTTATGTACGTCAGTTTCGTTTACATTTATATGTCTTAAAAATATTCACATCATCTCGGATATAAAGATTTTTTCCTGATTTATCAACGATAAAATACTTTATAACCGCAGGATTTCTAGTCAAAGCATAGAGATAATCAGTCCCTTTAATCTTTTCATCCTTGTCTTGTTCGTCAATTTGGCCTGTTTCTATCTGAGTGTATAGTTCACCTGTATCAAGGTCTGTCCATGATCCCATATCAACGCCCATATGCATACGAATACCGTGGCAGGTCCAAAAACCAGAGGCAGGGGCTTTATTTGCAACACTCTTATCTGGATCTATCCCGGCGGACCTTAAGACTGCATCAGCAGCCACTTCAGGATCAAAATCTTTTTCTTGAGCGTGATTGACTGAGGAGGCGGTTAGTACGAATAGGCTGATGATGGTACTGATTAGCAATTTTGATTTTTTCATCTGATATGCTCCGTATGTGAGTAAATACATAAATTTATATGATACTAATCAGAACTGCTTTTTGGGTACGGCTGAACCCTGAATAGATTAGTATTTAGTCGCTTCCTTGCTCGCTTGTTCAGGAACCTGATGTAGCGATACTGATTAAATTTGTGCACCACGGCACGCTCTTTATTAGCCCGTAAATACACGCCTCGTTGTCCACCGCGCTTAATTGCGTTCATCGTTATCTCGTGATACCACTCACCATCCAGCTCGTAGAACGTGCTTTCATGGCTGCCAATAAAATCAAAATTCGACGCCTGATACACAACGCCTGCGCGTCCGCAGCGTTCGTCAGCAAAGGACTGAACCCACTCCACTGACGGATACAGTAATCTGATAACTTTCAGCGCGTAGCTGATGGCCCGTGATTCAGAGTTACGGGGCATGTCGTCGTGTAGCCACATGCGATTCAACTCCATATAGCCCCGGTTATCCGTTTCAAGCACGACACGACGACCTGAGTTGGGGTTAAGGGCATATCCCCACTGGAGAACGCCAACCAGATCGCGCCCGCTGAATACTCCCAGGTGGAGGTAAGAGTTATTCACAAAACGGCGGGAATAGTGCTTTGTCTGAATAATTGTGCGGGCCAGCCAGCAGGATATGGTTTCAACGCGCAGCTCCTTTGAACCATAGCCAACAATCTGGCCTTCATACTCAATAACGCACGGTTTCGTCAGAATGCGTGATTTCTTCTCTTTTCCCACAATGTTTCTCCGTGGGATGCTCGCAGGCATTCAGCATTATGATGTGACGTTTGCAACGCGGACACCTGATTTCAATGTGATCAAAGGAATCCGCCTTAAATAACAGTTTGTTGCAGTTTTTACAGCGAATTGATTTCATCTCACCTCCTTTGCATCAATTCGCCACTATCTTAAAAAACATCGTGGGTTGAGTGTGGTTATTGGGGCATAATCGATCTGTATTACCGATCGATTTGATTGATTCGATCGTCGTTTTCTATATGCATTCGTTTGGCGGGGTGTTTTTTATACAGCGTTGACAGGGCCACATCGTAGATCAATGCGACCTGCTTGCGGGGGATTCCTTGTGCTAATAAACGCCCGGCCTGCTCCCATTCCGCTTTGGTTAGTTTAGGTGGTCGCCCACCGATACGGCCTTTATTTCTGGCGGCAGCAAGTCCAGCCATCGTTCGCTCGATGATTAGTTCTCGTTCCATTTCAGCCAGGGCACCCATAACGTGGAAGAAAAAACGCCCCATTGGAGATGACGTATCAATACTGTCAGTAAGACTGCGAAAATTAATCCCTCGCTCTCGTAATTCCCCTACGAGAGAAATCAAATGTTTCATGCTTCGCCCGAGGCGATCCAGTTTCCAGACAACCAGTGTGTCACCTTTTTGAAGACGCTTTAAAGCGCGTTTTAATCCAGGTCTGTCTGTCCTTGTTCCGCTTAATTTATCTTCAAATATTTGTTCACATCCTGCACAAACAAGAGCGTTTCGTTGCAGGTCTGTATTCTGGTCATTTGTTGATACCCTTATATAGCCAATCAGCACTCTGGATCTCCCGTTTAAAAGCGCAAATCATGCCATGCAGGCCGGAAACAACCATTATCTAAAACCTCGGTTTACAGGAAACGGTAAACAAGGCTGGTAACGCCGTTCAGCGTTCCGGCGATAAAATGACCGGAGAACTGAAAATTGGCACGGTGAATGCGCTGCGAATTTTCAATGATGCCTTCGGTCTAATTTTCCGTCGTTCAGAAGATTTTCTTCATTTCATTCCGACGGCTGAAGGACAAGGCGAAAACGGTGATATCGGCCCATTAAGGCCATTCGCTATAAATCTGAGAACAGGTGCTATATCTGTCAGCCACGGGGCCAAAATTGATGGTGGGCTGGCGCTTGGTACAGATAACGCACTGGGCGGTAATTCCATTACTCTCGGAGATAACGATACCGGTATTAAACAGGCCGGTGATGGCGTTCTTCTGTTTTACGCAAACGGACAGCCAGTATTCAGGCTACAGCCCGCATCTGTTGATTGCTTCAGACGAGTCGCATACACCCATCAGGGAATAATCCCGGAGGGAAGCGGCGCATTTGCAGACCAGCTGAATAATGCCACCGCGCCTTTTGTTCAGACGCAGTTTGCCTGGAATCCCACACCTGGTGGTCATTATGTACCGATTGTTAAGGGATTATCTGTCCGTAACGGACAAGGTTATCCAGGGGCTGTCAGTTTCGGCTATTTGCTGACTGAACAAATGGGGTTTCCAGTTCCATGTATTCATATGCGTGGAGATAACGGCAAGGACGACTTATGGCAGTTTAACCCGAACGATAAATCCTTTATTTCACCGGGTGCTCTTATTGCGGGTGGCGTCCGTTATAACACCGATGGAAATATATTTGGTGGGTGCTGGGGTTCGAACTTAAATGATTACCTGAATGGTTCTTTTATCAGAAATGTGCGTTTGGGAGGCAGACGTTCTGACACATTATATCGCGGAGGACTTTGCGAACCAGGTAATGGTCATGTGACAACAGGATTGCAAATTATTGGTAAGGTTGATGGAGATGACTGGATGGTGTCACGACCACTACAAAAATACATTTCTGGTAACTGGTCTAACGTTGAACAGGCATAGCCATCAGGAGAATATATGCAACATCTGAAAAATATTACCGCCGGAAACCCAAAAACCATTGAGCAGTATCAGCTTACGAAAAAAGCTGGCGTTATCTGGCTATATACAGAAGACGGTAAAAACTGGTATGAGGAAGTAAAAAACTTTCAGGATGATACTTTAAAAATTGCTTATGACCAGAAGGGGATTATTCGTTGTATTGAGAAAGACGTATCAATGCTTAACCCTGACGGGTTAAGTGTTGTTGAGTTACCGAATATAACAGCCAACCGTCGCGCCGATATCTCGGGAAACTGGAAGTTTCTGGATGGTAAAGTAGTAAAGCGGGAATATACAAAACAGGAACTGCAACAGCAGGCAGAGTTACAAAAAGCCGCTTTGCTTTCCGAAGCGGAGTCTGTGATTCAACCGCTGGAACGTGCTGTCAGACTGAATATGGCAACTGATGAGGAACGCACACGACTGGAATCATGGGAACGCTACAGCGTTATGGTCAGCCGTGTGGATGCTGCAAAGCCCGAATGGCCACAGAAACCAGAATAACAACAAATTAAGGCCCGTACGGGCCTTTTCTTATTCTGGTGGTTCCGGGAATGTTACAGGAAGAACCGAGGTATCAGTTGTCTCAACCTGTTGCACGTATCGCATCCAGTTCATCAGTTGCTGTCTGTCTGAATCAGTGATAATCCCCAAAGTAAGCTGGGTTTGCCAGAACTGCGTTTTTTCTCTGGCCTGCTGTAATAATATTTTTTTCTGGTTTTCCGTCTGTAGGCGCAACTCTTCTTCGGTATATACACGTTTAATGACTGCGCCATCTTTAAACATCCATTTACCTGAGTCGTCAGCACGCCGGTTGGCGGTAATATCAGGAATCTCAACGACGCTATAACCTTCAGGGTTAAGTGTGGAGGCATCTTTGGTTATGGCAACAATAATATTATTTTCGTCGTAAACAATCTTTATGGTGTCTTCCTGAAAGTTATTTACTTCCTCATACCAGTTTTTACCGTCTTCTGTATATAACCAGATAACATCAAAATTCTTTGTTAGCTGATATTGCTCTTTTGTTTTTGGATTTCCTGACTTAATATTTTTTAAATGCTGCATAATTTACACCTGTGCGACGTTATACCATGTGCCATTGATGTATTTTTGTATTGGTCTGAAGATGGCTTCATCATCGCCATCTACTTCACCAATGATT